TGTTCGCCTTCAGGCGACGCCAGGAACGTGAGGCTGCTTCCAAGGAGGCAGCCTCTTTTCCTATTGCTGAGCCTGCACTTAAACTTGAAATGACGGAGCCACCGGCTGATGGCAATAACAATCGTGGCCACGCCCGGCGCGGCAAACGCAAACTCTTACCTGACGCTGGCAGCAGCGGAGCTGATCATTGAAGGCTTCGTGCAAGATGATGACGTCGTAGCTTGGGCATCAGCTACAACGGATCAAAAAAACCGCGCGTTGTTTTCCGCAACGCAACGGATTGACCGCGAGCGCTTCCTGGGCGCTCGTGCTACTGATACGCAGGCGCTGCAGTGGCCGCGTACTGGCGTGCGCAAGCCTGACACCTACATCAATACGTACGCCGTCGGCTTTCCGTTTCGCATCACAACCGACTATTACACCGACACTGAAATCCCTGACAGGATCGAGTTCGCGCAGTGCGTCCTTGCCGTTTACCTGAACAACAACAAGGACGGTATGGCTCTGAGCGGACTGGAAGATTACAAGTCCGTCAGCATCGGCAGCCTTAGCGTTACAACATCAGGCGTAAGCGCAAGCGCTACCGGGGCTGATCGTGTGCCACCGCTTTATGAACGGTATTTGACCGGGCTTAGAATCAGTGGACCAGGTAACTTTTCTATTCGCAGGAGCTGATCGTGGAAGACATTTACAACATTGGCTTTGAGTACATCAGCGACACCGCAGCTCACGTTGGCAGGTTCGGCAAGCTTTACGCATTGGCCGATGCTGTGATTGCATCCGCAGTGATTCAAAACGCTAGTGGCAATGCGTTCACATCCGTGCCGCTTGCGGCTGGTGACGAGGTCTACGGTGTTTTTACCAGCGTGACGCTGGCATCCGGCAAAGTCGTTGCATATAGGATCTGATCATGAGCGACGCAAATTACCTTGGCATCAATTACTCTATTGGCGCTACTTTTATAGGCGATACTGTTACGCGCACAGGTCGTTGGGGTGCAATTCATTTCACGACCAATACCATTGTTGACACCATCACTGCCCAGAACTACGACGGCAGTACCTTGTCTGGCCAGTCTTTTGATGGCGCAACAACCCTTTACGGCGTATTCACAAGCATCAAACTGCAAAACGGGCACTGTGTTGCCTACAAGCTCTGATGACACTTGCTACCTCGCTACGTAAAGTTGCAAGCAAGCTGATGAGCAAGTTTGGCGGCACTGCAACGATTCGTCGTGTTACGCCAGGCGCTTACAACACAACAACAGGTACCGTCAGCGAAACGACTACTGACACCGCAGTCCGCGGTGTGCTTGAAGACGTCAACCTGCGTGAGGTCAATGACCTGATCCAAGCAACGGATAAGCGCTTGCTGATCGCCGCTGCAGATATCAGCTCAGCACCGACAACTGCGGATGAAGTGCTGATCGGTGGCATCACCTATCAGGTGATTCGCGTAATTACGATTGAGCAGGACAACATGCCGATCACTTACGAGTTGATCTTGAGGGCATAATGGCACGCGAAATCAAGGTTGGTGATATTGGCAACTACGCTGAGCAGCAGTTTGAGAAGCTGTTGCGTGTTGCTGTACTAGAGACTGATAGCAGACTCAAGCAGGCAAGCCCAGTTGATACCGGGCGTTTTCGTGTTAGCTGGCAGGTAGGTGAGAATGCGGCGCCTGGCGGTGAAAAGCCAGAAGGTTCATACACGGATATCACCGCAATTGAGCGCATCGGCTATCAGCAAGAAAAGCTAGGCAACGTTTACAGCGTGCACAACAATCTGCCATATGCAGAGCCTCTTGCTAACGGCAGTAGCAAGCAGGCGCCTGCGGGATGGGTGCAAGGCATCGCCAAAGACATCCAAGCGTTTGTGCGCGTCAATGCAGACCGCATCGGGAGGGAATCATGAGCAGCACCTACAACGACGTTCGTGCCGCTATTGAAGGGCGCATTAGCACGGAGATGGCGCTAGCGCCCGTCTACCCTGTCAGCTATCAAAACGTTCCGTTTGCGCCGCCGAACAACACGCCATGGGTGCAAGTATTCATCCGCTTTGGCGATAACAGCTATGCCACTCTATTGCCGACTGGCGGCGTTGGATTCAACCGCCAGACCGGTACGCTAGTGGTCAATGTCTTTACGCCACAAGGGCAAGGCACTGCAGCGAACTTCACCATTGCAGAGCGCATCAAAGACAAGTTTGACCGCGCCAAATTCAGCAGCATCATCTTTGACGCAGCATCCGGGCCAGCTCAAGTAACACCAGCAGCGCCTGAGCCCTACTTTCAGACTCAGCTAACTGCTACGTTTGAAGCGTATCTAGACTGACGGTAGCCAATACCGTTCATAACATGGCTGTCACTGTTTTGTCCGGTACATCCGGCGCCCTTTACTACAAGCCCGCTGGCACCACCGGAACATTCGGTGAGTCTGGCGTCAATACATCCACTGAAACCATCACAGTCGAGCCTTACCTCAATTTCAAGGTTGGCGATCCTGTTAAGTTCCGCGTGGTCAACAGTCAATCTGGCGAGTCCGGTACTGGCACGCTGCCTGCTGGTCTTTCTGCTGGCACCACCTACTACGTGATTGCCTACACCGCCAGCACCGGTGCTCTGCAGGTTTCCGCTTCTGCCGGTGGCGCTGCTGTCAACATCACCGACGACGGCACGGCCGCAGCACCTAACGAGTTCGAGGTCTACTACGCCGATTACGCTGCCGTCGGACAAGTGCAATCCTGGAGCTTTGAAATTTCACGCGCGGAAATTGACGTTACAGTCATCGGCCAGACCGCTGGTCAATATGCGCCCTTCCGCGCTTATATCCCTGGCTTTGCCGACGGCAATGGCACTGCCAGCATCTATGTGACCAATGAGGACAGCGCTCTGTCCAATCGCATGGTGGAAGACGTGCTGCAACGTCAGCAGGTTGGCTGTGCCTTCAAGCTGTACACCGACAAGCAAAGCTCTGAAGCACTGAGCCGTTCCATTGCCATGGATGCTGTGCTGCTGACCGCCAGCCTGAATATCAACCCTGATGACGCTCAGATGGTGGAGATCACCTTCCGTCCCGCCGGTGCTCCCAGCTTCGATTTCAGCACATCCGCTTGATTCACCATTGGCCCCGGCATTGCGTCCGGGGCTTTTTTGCGTTTAAAGTATCAATGAACTGAATAATTTTGCATGGCATCTGCCAATTCATCCATGCGTGCGCTTGATCGCCTCAAGAAAGCAGCCAACCTGACGCCGATCAAAAAGCAGGTTGAGCTGAGCGATGGCGATGTGTTTGAGTTTTACTGCAAGCCGCTGACCATGGCCGAACGGGAGCGTGCGCAGAAGGATGCCGGTTCAGATGAGGCAACGGCATTCGCCCTGCAGCTTTTGGTGTCCAAGGCATTGGATGAGAATGGCCGCCCGCTGTTCCGCGCTGGTGAAATCGCAGAGCTGAAAAACGAAGTGCGTGATTCGGACCTGCAAGAACTGATGCTTGCAGTGCTCACCGACAAGCATGACGCAGAAGAGGTTGACGCAAAAAACTGATCAAGCTGGTTAAACAGGATCATCTGCTGCGGCTGATGATGCGCTTAGCCAGAGATCTTGGATACACACTGTTGGAGCTATCGGAGCGACTCACCTACGAGGAGCTGCAGCTCTGGGGTTTGATGTATCAAGTCGAATATCAAGAAGCGGAAGAGGCAAGCCAAAAGGCTAGTCGGCGTAGAATGTAAGGAAGCAGTTGGCGGATCATGTCAGTCGTAGCAAATGTTGCGATTAACGTTGATGCCGCCAACGCAATCCAGCAGCTCAACCGCGTTAAGACTGCCGCCACTGACGTACAAGGCGGCTTTAACTCAGCGGCAACAGGCGCAAAGGGATTAGGTGGTGCATTGCAAGCTGCGCTTGGTCCGCTGCTGACGATCACAACAGCATTGACTGCTGTCAAGGCTGGCTTAGATGTTGCATTCGAGCGTGGTGCGGCAGAGCAGCGCCTTAGAAACATCACGTCAAGCGCCGGTGAATTCAACGCAGCCATGGCACTGGCGGCTGATACATCGGCAAAATTCGGACTGACGCAAACAGAGTCAACCAAAGCGCTGGCCGATGTTTACAGCCGATTGAAGGGTGTTGGCTTTGGCCTACAAGAGACCGGCCAGATTTATCAAGGCTTTAATGCCATCGCCAAGCAATCAGGCTTAGCCGGCGAAGAAGCAGCCGGTGCGTTCTTCCAGCTCAGCCAAGCACTTGGCAAAGGCAAGCTGAACGGCGATGAGTTTGTGATCATTGCCGAGCGGATGCCGCAGCTGTTGGATGCCATTGCGCAGACCACTGGCAAGAGCCGCGGCGAGCTACAAGGCATGGCTCAAGACGGCAAGATCACAAGCCAAGTCTTGTACGAGGCATTGTCTGGCGCTGCAGCGGCATCCGAGAACTTAAATGGCAAGCTGACCGCACAGCAACAGACCTTCAACAGCCTGCGGCAGGTTACGGATCAACTGCTTAACAGCATTGGTCAGGTGTTTGCGCCTGTCGTGATTGCTGGCGCCCAAGGACTGGCGGCTGCCGGCCAAATGCTTGCCGACTGGTGGAGCTATTTGGGGAATGTGATCTTTCCCAAGGTCTACGAGGCAATCCAACCTGTCATTGCATCACTGCAGGCGGCATTCAAAGACATTGACTTTGACGCTATTCGCGTAGCGATTCAAAGCATCATGATTAAGGGTTTTGAGAATGCCATTGTTGTCATTAGCAATTTCTCAAAGGTTCTTGCTGCTGTCATTGACGGATTCAAAGCGCTATCGCAGAATCCTGTCTTTCAGTTCATTGCCGAGCAAGTTGGGCGTCTTGCTAATTTCTTAGGACTGACCAATGACAAGGTTGGCAAGTTCAAAGAAGAACAGCAAAAGGTCAATGAGGCAGCAGCCGAATCAGTTAAAAACTATTCCAGCTTGCCGCCCAAAATTGATGACGCAAAAGAAGCGGCAAAGAAACTAAAGGAAGAACAAGAAAAAGTTACTGCAGCTATGTCTAAAGCAACTGCAGAAGCTGACAAGCTTGCGCAGTCACAGACTACTGCTGTTGATCAAACGCTATCACTATCTCAAGCGCGCTTGCAAGCGGAGGTAGCAGTTAATGATGTGTTATTACAGCAAGCTAATGCTCAATTGCAAAGTGCAAATACACAGGCTGAGCGCATCAATGCTGCACAGTCGATTTACGATCTCACGGTGCGCCAAGCCGACCTTGAGCTGCAATCTTCTTTGGCGGCAATTGATGCTGAGGTTCAAAAAGCTAGGGTCATGGACCAAATTGCATATGCCAAATACAAGGAGCTGCAGGCTATAGTCAAAATTGCAGAAGCACAAGGCACTGTTACAAAAGCGCACTATGAAGCGCTTGCAGCACAACGTCAATCTGGTATTCAACTAGAAAAAGCGTATCAAACTACGGCCGCAATTGCTGTGCAGCAAAGAACGGTTGCCAATGCTGTTTATCAAGGCAAGGTAGAAGCTGCCGGCTTAGCGTACCAAGCTAATGCAGTAGATAAAAGCATGTCTGGCGCTGCTAATAACGCAGTTCTGTTCCGCGACAATCTCCAAGTGGCTGCTGGTATCGCTAAGGAATTGGATAACACACTTGGCTCTATTGGCGGCGGCGGCGCTGGCGGCGGTTTTGGTGGGATTCAAATAGATTTTGGGGCTGCCGGCGAAAGCAAGGCTTTCATGCGAGCTTATCTAGACGAAGTTGATGCATTTAATAAAAGGCAGCGTGAGCATTGGACTGGAGTTACCAATTCTATGGCTGAAATGACTCGAATAAATGAGAAGTTTCTTGCTTATGCACAAGAATACAATAGAAATGCAGCGGCAGAATCACGCCGTCAATCCGAAGAGTCTTGGTTCAAAGGTGGCGGCGGTATTCTTCCAGGCATGTCATACGCCAACCGCCCAGCAGCTACCGGTATGCAGCAATATGGCATCGGCGCCGGGACAAGCATGGCCACGCCCCAAGTCAATATCACCACCGGCCCGGTAACTCAAATGGGCGGCACAAACTACGTCACGATGAGTGACCTGCAGCAGGCAACATCCACGGCGGCACGTCAAGGCGCCAACATGGCACTGAGTCAACTGCAGAGCAACCCATCGCTGCGTAGGACCATTGGGGTAGCACGATGACGATTGGCATCGCTAGTTTTTTAGTCTTCAGGCAGGCCGACTACAACAGTGTTGCTGCTCGTTATCAAAGCTATTGGCCTGGCCAGATTGTTGATAGTCACACGTTTTATCCGTTCAATGTCAACGCAATTATCTCCAATGCAACTGGTGGCCAGCAAAGCCTAAGCGTTGATTTTGCGGCTAGCAATGATATTATCAGCATCATTGAAACCGGTTTAGCAAATGGCTATTTTGTTGAGCTAAGCTTTTATTACTTCACGCCGACGACAAGCGGAGCACCACCAGCGGCTAAAACGCTATTTGCAAGTTATATCGGCGAGCTGATTAGCGCAAGTCAGAATGAAACATCGATATCGATCCAGATTGGATCTAGCTTGAATCCCGTTGAAGCCCAAGCGCCGCCGCGTAAATTCACAACTACGCTGATCGGAGAGCCGCCCAAGATATGACAAGCAATCCGAATTACATCGCGCCGCAAAGCGCATCAGCTCCGATCACGACCAACCTGCGCAAGGATGAGCTAGCAGCGTTGCTCACCGTTGAGCAGGGCGCTACAGCGCAGCAGCGCATTGCGGCAACCGGTAACTCTATACCGCTGGTGTTCTGCAGGCAAACCGGTGGCGTTGGCGGCGCATGGGTAACGCCGCCTGCTGTTCGCTTTGGCGTTGAAGAAAACGCCAACACAGGCGATTACTTTGCGTTTGGACTTGTCATCAGCGACGGGCAGATTCCAGCAATTGCCGAGTCTGATGTCTGGAAAGGGCCAATCAAGGTCAACACGCTATCTGGCTATGGAATTACCAACGCTTACAACACGCTTCCTACAAGTGGCTACAACTATACGCTGACGTCCGTTGGCGCAGATACACCAGCGACATCCACTACTAATACAGAAACCTATAACTACGCAAACACAGGCGTATCGTTTAGCTTCTCAGGCAATCTATATACCATTACGGTTGAAGGGTGCACATCATTTAGCTTTAACGGATCAAAGATCACCACAAGTCCATCTGCAGCAGTCAATTATTTTCATAGATGGGCGGCACGCAGCAATGGCACGTTGATTGATGGCAGCGGATTGACCGAAAGCACCGGATTTAACGGATCGTTTTCGTTTTCGTCACCAGTAACCTTCACCCTGACGATCGACACATCGTTTAGCAATTACTGGCCAAATCCAGCGTATTTGGTTTTCTCCTCTCTTGCATATAACTATAGAGTCACAACAACAGTTACAACTCCTCAAATCCCTGGCGCAGTCACCAACCTGCCGTTATTCGCTGGCTCTGGCGGATCCTTTGCCGGCATGAGCACGCTTGCCGTTCGTGGTCGCTATGCCGTAGACGCAGAGACTGGTATCTACAAGCAGCAGGTGCGGTGCTTTGTCCGCAATGGCGTGCAGATTGATCGAGTGCTTGGGGGCAGCGGTAGTAGCTGCAGCTTCCCAGATCTTGCATATTACCTGCTTAAAAATGCAAACAAGGTATCGACGCAGCTTATTGACTTGCCATCGTTTCAAGGTGCTGAAAGATTCAACGCAAAATACGAGCTGTTTTTCAATGGTGTACTTGCCAACAGCGTTAACCTGCGCGACTACTTGACTCGCGTTGCGCCGTTATTCTTGCTGCGATTTGTGCAGATCAATGGCAAGTTTGGACTCAAGCCTGTGCTACCGCTTGATGGCGCATTCAATGTCAGCACGGCAGCCATAACACCGGTTCACGCGTTCAACGACGGCAACATTGTTGCTGGCACGTATCAGAAAGAATACATCGACATCAATCAACGCAAGCCATTCTGCGCGCTAATGACGTGGCGCGCGCAGACGGATTCCGTATACGGCACACCACGCACCAATGAAGTCCGCTACGTCAACACGGCTATCGACGGACCGTTTGAGCAGTACGACATGGAGGAGTTCTGCACAACAGAAAATCACGCCACGCTGATTGGGCGCTATATCCTTGCTAGCCGCAAGCTGACTACGCATACAGTGTCATTTCAAACCACTGAGCTGATTGGCAGCCTTGCCCCAACTGACATCATTAGCGTCACTTGGGACTACAGCTCAAGCTTTGCTGCAGGCGAAAGCAAAACTATCTTCTATCAAGTTGATACAGTAACCGAAGGCGCTAACGGTATTTTTAGCGTGGAAGCCACTCACTTCCCGACGACAGCCGCTGGCGTTAGCCAGGTGGCTTTAGACATGCTCACTGGCATCTGACCATGACTGTTGCATCCTTCCCGAGCATCAAGCCATCATCACGGACGTGGACGCCAGGCTCGCAACCTGTTCAATCTTTTACGGCACTGTCCGGCTACGAAGCTCGCGTGCTGCTCGGGCCTAATCCAATCGGAGCCACGCTGTCACTTGGCTTTCAGAATCTGACCGAAGCAGTATTCCTGCTGATCACAAACCACTACGCCACAGCAAAGGGCACGTATGAAGACTTTGATTTACCAGCAGATATCTTTGCCGGCATGTCGAGTTACAGCGGTGTGACGCCATCCGGCTACAAGTGGCGTTATTCCGCCGCTCCAACTGTTGAGTGGACAGCGCCTGGCATCGGCAATGCATCTGTATCCCTGCTGGCAATTAAAGTCTGACTCACGGCTACAATTAACTAAAGACTCCAGTACGTACGGCGCATGGCTAAGCAGTACACCGGTATTGACGGCTCCTTGCTGGTTGACAACGTGCAGGTGGCGCGCGTCAATAACTGGAGTTTTTCGGCTAACGCTGACATCCTGGAGACCACGAGCCTTGGCGACTTTGCCCGCAACTACGTCTACGGCGTGCAGTCATTCACTGGCAGCGCCACCATTTTCTATTACGAGAATGCTTCAAACTTGATTGAAGGTCGCGCCATCATGGATGACCTTCTGCGAACCACGCAGACGCCAACAGAGCCAACGCATACGCTAGAGCTTCGCTTCTCTGGCGGCAGCACTACTAGGGCTGTGCGATTCAAGTGCGCACTTACCAGCGTAGAGATTGCCGCAGCTGTCGGTGAGATCATTCAGGCAAGCATTAACTTCACCGTCTGCGGTCCGCTCACAGCCGTGAACCTTATCTGATGGCTATCTGGATTGGCGAAGCTGGCGGCATCCGCATTGGCCGGAAAAAATCCGAACGCATCTACAGCAATCTGACGCCATCTGATGTAGACGTATCAGCCAAGCGATTTGGCCTGCAAGATCAAGTGGTCAATCTGATCACTGGCGATCGAGTTTGGTTTAGGCGCATTGATGCCGCAGGCTTGCCGACTACCGAAGTGCTGGATTTTGTCGCTACCGCAGGATGGAGCGACGGCACCAGAAGAAACGATGGACAGTGGTATGTCAACGTCGACAGCGTAGGCGGCATCAGGCTTTTTGCTACTTGGCAAAAGGCGCTGAACGGAAGTGTTTCTGATGCAATAGAGCTAACAACGCCGGCATCTTCGTATCGCGTAAGCTACGAGATCGTTGCAAAAGACGATGCTTACCTAGCTCAAACAGTGAGCTGGATGCTCAATACAGATAGAGATACTGCGGAATACACAAGCCTTGGTGATGGCTTCCGGCAGCGCATGTCAACGCTTGTTTCCGGCAGCGGAGAAATCGACTGCTTTTTTGATACAACATGGCGAGGCGGAGCACCTGACTACCTTGGCACAGAAGAGGCTGCTGTATACATGCATCAGCTAGCGCTGCGGCAAGAGATAGGAGCTGAATTTACGGGCGTATTTCTTATGAAGCGTACGGAAACGGTACCGATTGGATCATTGATTGATAATGTCGAAGCTAGAAAAGAGCTGTTTTATGTAGCTGATTGCGTGATCACATCAGTAGCAACTGAGTTGATAGCTGATCAGCCAATTCACAGCAAAATCGGCTTTGTGACTACTGGACCTATCCGGCTTCTGTTTGATTTGCCATCAGGCTATCTGCTTCAGGAGCAAGATCCGCAAGATAAAGTGCTGCAGGAATCTGGGTTCGGCATTCTTCTGGAAGTTCCATCCTAAACTGGGCCATAAGCGTACGGTTCCCTAGCAGTGGCTGATCAGAAGATTACGCAGCTCAATCCGCTGCTAGCCGCCGACACACAGGCAACCGTTGACGTGTTGCCAATTGCCGACGTCAGCACGGCAGAAACCAAGAAGATCACCGTTGCCGCGGTCGTCACTGCAGGCGTTGGCGCGATTGCTGATAACACCATTGCCGGTGCCAAGCTTCAAGACGGCAGCATCACTGCTACGCAGATTGCAGAAAACGCCATTGGCACATCTGAGCTGGCGGACAACGCTGTTGATACCGCGGCAATTGCCAACTTGGCTGTTACAGCCGCCAAGATCGCCAATGACACAATCACTGCCACGCAGATTGCGCCAAATGCGGTCGGAGCCAGTGAGCTTGCCGATGATGCTGTAGATAGCGCAGCCATTGCATCAGCGGCAGTCGTAGAAGCAAAAATCGCCACTGGCGCGGTAACAAACACCAAGCTTGGCGATGGCGCAGTCACCAATGCAAAGATTGCTGATGGCACGATTGCGGAGACCAAACTAAACCTCGCTGATGGCTCGATCAACGGCGCCAAGCTTGTTAACGCATCTGTAACTGCAACTCAGCTTGCAAGCAATGCCGCGACAACGGCAAAGATTGCTGACGGAGCAATTACAACTGCCAAGCTGGCGGCTGGGGCTGTAACCGCAACTCAAATTGCCGCGGATACCATCACGGCGGCGCAAATTGCAGCAGATGCTGTAGGCAGCAGCGAGCTTGCCGATAATTCTGTTGATACAGCAGCAATCCAGGATTTAGCGGTTACGACAGCAAAGATTGCTGATGACGCGGTAACTGCAGCGAAAATTGCCGCTGGCGCCGTCGGTGCATCTGAGATTGCAGATGGCAGCGTTGGCGCATCTGAGCTGGCCAGTGATTCGGTCACTACTGCAAAAGTTGCAAATGGTGCGATCACGACTGCAAAGCTTGCAGCGGGCGCTGTTGACGCAACTGCACTGGCATCCAATGCGGTCACCACTGCCAAAGTCCTTGACGGCAACATCACTGCTGCCAAGCTTGCCAATGATCTAGACGGCAGCGAGTTTCTTGCGCAATCCGCCAACACGGTTCTGGCTGGCCCGGCTGCTGGCGGCAGCGCTGTTCCAAGCTTCAGGGCGCTTACGACAACTGATATCCCGCTGCTAACGGCAACTCAGTTGCCGATTGCGTCTACGTCTGTCCGCGGCACCATTTCTGTCGGCACTGGGCTGTCTGCTGATGGTGCTGGTGTTCTCAGTATTTCCAATACCGTCACCGGCGCTACTGCCACGAAGATCACGTATAACAGCAGCGGCCTGGTCACGGGATCAAGCAACCTTGTCGCTGCTGATATTCCTTCGCTTGATACCAGCAAGATCACGACTGGTACGTTCAGTGCATCATTGATTGGCTCTGGTGCCATCACAGCACCAAAGCTTGCCGATCAATCCACCGTACTGTTCGGTGGCGCTATTGATACCGGTGGCAATGTTGTATTCCCCAACGCATCTTTCAAGGGTCAGTATTTTTACGACGAGATCAATCAAGACCTTTACATCTGGTCGGGTTCGGCATGGCTGCCAGTAACAATCATCTCCGGCGAACTTATTTATGCAGGCACTTATAACGCTGCAATCAATCAAGTTGCATCAGTAACCACTGCTGGTGCTGCAGTGGGCTTGGCGGCTGGCGTGGCGCTGCCAGCCGCATCTAGCGTCAATAGACAGTATTACTTGGTCGTGTCGGACTCCGGTACCGGCACCGGTAATGCACCAGCAGAAGCCTTGGCGCCGCCGGACATGATCCTGTCCAATGGCGCCAGTTGGGATCTAATTGACGTTTCGAGCGCTATCGGCTCGCAGATCGCCACCAACGTCAGCTTCTCTCCTGCCGGCAACATCATTGCCACCAATGTCCAACTTGCAATCCAAGAGTTAGACACAGAAAAGGTCGCCAAAGCAGGCGACACGATGACTGGCAGCCTGACGCTGAACAATGCCAACCTGATCTTTGAAGGCAGCACAGCCGACGATTACGAAACAACGCTCACCGTCGTTGATCCAACTGCTGACCGCACGATCACGCTGCCGAATCAAAGCGGTAATGTGCTGGTTTCTGGTAACGCCAGCATCGTCAATGCTGACATCTCTGCCACTGCTGAGATTGCCGTTAGCAAGCTGGCAAACGGCACTGCACGCCAACTGCTGCAGACCGCATCCGGTGGTACCGACGTGGAATGGGCCAGCAACATTGATATCCCTGGAACGCTTGACGTGACTGGCGCGGCGACGTTTGATAGCACCGTTGGCATTGGCGCGGGCAACCTGAATTACAGCGACGGCACTTATTAAGCTGTAAGGGTAACTTCCGGCCAGTAGGCGTTAAGGAATGGCTATCCAGCACCTGCGTAGCAGCACTGCCAATAAGCGTCCGACTCCCGCAGCAATGTCTGATGGGCAGCTTGCTGTTAACACCAACACGGCAAGCCCTGGGCTGTTTTTCAAGGATTCCGCAGGTGCGCTGATCAAAGTTGGCCCGGTGCACGTCGGCACCACGGCACCAAATGCCAGCCCTGCTAGCGGCGGCGAAACCGGCAACACCGTAGGCGAGCAGTGGCTGGATACTACCGGCGGCACTTACGTGTTCAAGGTGTGGGATGGCAGCGCATGGCGCAGTGAGTCCGGCACGTTCGTGGACGTGAACGGCGACGTGATGACCGGCGCGCTCGGCATCATCGCGGGCTCGGCTGCATCGCCGGGGCTGTACTTCTCTGGCGACACCAATACGGGGCTCTACTCCCCCGGCGCAGACCAAGTAGCCATCAGCACTGGTGGGTCTGGCAGGTTGTTCGTGGATGC